CCGCAAGTAAATTTTATTGAAAGAAAGTGTTGAAGTGATTAAAGTAGTCAGAGCCAATCTTAACCATATCAAGCCAAAGTGGAGGAATGGTTCGGAAAAAAGAAAAACGGGCTGTTTCTGCAGGTTCAACGTAACAATCAATGTCGACAGGAACAGTTCCTGCCACACTTGACCAAACGCCGAGATATGAGTTGCGAGTGCCAAATTGCTTGTTACTAGCATAGACTTTGGGATAATAGTAAAAATAAGGGACGATGATCCGGGTCAATCCATCAGGGCTAAAACGTACGCACGGAAGAGTGTTAGAGTTAAGCGTAGTAACAAGATTTGTAGTTGCTGCCATGCGGGTAGGCTGACATCCAGAAATGGCCATTGGCACACCAAGCTCAGGAGCTGCGACATTAGAAAGTGCAACGTCATTTGGACTTGTAAAGAAGATGAGGTTGACATCTTTACGACTAGTGTGTGCATCAACAGTGACAACAAAGTCTCCACGAAAAACGCCAAAAGTATCCGCAAGGATATCAAAAAGAGAGCTGGGTGAATTAAACGGCACCTTGATGCTGTTGAAGGTCTTATTTGGTGTATAAGACAAGGTGAAGACGTAACATGGTCGTCGCATATCAAGCTGAAAACTCCCTGTTCTTTTGTAAGGAGTTTTATCAGGAATGGGTGTAACAACTTCTTTTGGTTGCTGTTCATTACTGATTTGGACGTCAGAGGTCGTAACGGAAGGGAGAGGATTTGACTGGGCGTCAACAAATTCAAAGTCTCGAGTAGTAGAAGACGTTTTCTGCGTAGGAACAAAAACTTGCAAATCTGACCATTTATACTCAAGGGTGAGATCAACAGAGTCTGATCCTGTAGTAGGAAATTGCAACTTATTGAGAAGCGAAAGTTGAATGACGTGAGTTAGTTTCCCAGTGACGTAGTACTGCCCGACAGATGCAAAGGGACAGACGAGTTCAACAGGTTGATTAGAAGAGAAGTCGATAAGAACGTGATCCATCTGCGTGCATTGTGAAGCGTAGAAAGTGGATGTTGTGAAAGGGGCATAGCTCAAAATAGCCATACCACCGCACCAACCTGTTGAGGTAGGTGTAACACGAACATGGAGGGTGCCACGAAAATATCTGCCGATGCCAAGGGCATAACCAGCCAAGTTGGTCGAAAAGTTTTGCGGGCAATTATACTTTTTGACAGAACCAAGGGCAGTTGATCCCGTAATTGAGACCTGATCAAGATAAGTCCATTTCTCTCCAAGACGTTGGATGTCGACGTCTTGTGTCGTAGCCATTTCAGCTTTATGTGGAACAATTGTGCGAACTGGAGCTTTCGTTGAGTTGATGACCGTTGATTGTGCAGTGATTCGAGGGGTACTGTTATTCGTCAGAGATGGACACATATATAATTGTCCAACCTGGAAATTTTCAGCACCACACATCCAACGGTTAATTTCAATTGGATTGCTGTAAGTGGCATTAGAACGACTGATTTTAGAGCCCATGTAAACAGCAATTCTGCCAACACTGGCAGCATCATTGACTCCTTGTGCGTTTGCATTTTCACCAAAAAAGTAAACTGGATATTTTTTATCAGCATCAGAGATGAATTCGCTGGTGAACACAATTTCTCGTGTCACTGAGTCAAAATCGAAAATGATGGAGGGACCAGCTATTGCTTTGTTGAAATCGAGGATATCATCGCTATTGTTACCATAAGAAAAGCAGATGTACAAGCGGCCAGAGATGTCGCGAGGTCCGACAATTTGCAAGCGCCAATTAATCCCGCCTGACCAACTTTCATGAGTTGCAGCCAAAAATTCCAAAGGTGTGAGCATGACTCGCGAGCCGTCTTTTGCTTTTGCATTTTGGAGAGCTTGGAAGGGATGCATGTACCAAGAGCCAATGAACGTACCGCTCACTGCGGTAGAAGGAACTGAAAAAGTGTCAACAAGTGCCATTCTGTTTTTGAAGAATTCATGATCAAGTTCATCGACTGCAACACCCATGATTTCAGGAGTCACAGGGACAACGTCTGCAATGCCATCAGCGCAAGCAACACCAAATCGATCACCATCAAGACTCGGGAGGATCGCAGGTGCATTATTTGTGGGTAAATAGGGCATATAATTAGTTGCGTGTGATTGTGCAGTAACGCGCATAGCATGGCTAATAGGTTTAATAAAGCCGCTAGTAGGAGGAGGAGGATTGTGCCTTAAATGTTCAGTGGTTGCGCTAGTTCCATAGCCGCCGGCTACAGAACTTGAGGTTTCAGTTGAAGAAGAAATAGTATTACCAAAGCCGTGAATGTGATTAACAGTTGTTTGTATATTTCCATGAGCAATGATTCGTGCTAGAGGCATTAGCTTTGCCTTATATTGTTGCGATGAATTCATTTTCATAATCAAAAGTGGGTGCGAGATCTCGAATAGCACAGTAGCGATTCATCAATTCGTCGTAACTGACAAGATCTGCCATATCACAACCAATCACTGAGCGCATAAAACTGCGTTGCTGTTCGAAAGTAGGATCGTCAATCGGTATCTGTCCATTTCGTTTCCAATTACCGCGAAAGAATGAGAAAGCCAATGCACTATCGCAGATTTGGATCAAGCCTTCGCGTGTCGTATCACGTGCATATGAGAGCTGGTCAAGAAGCGTATGCCAGTCAACATAAGGAACATAGGCATTCAGTTCTTCTGAGAAAAGGATTCGCTTCTTGAGGAAAGAAAGTTCGTCTTGTCGAAGAGTTTTCTGTGGGACAGCATTCTTGTCAGCAGGCGTGATTTCAATTTCGTACTTAGCCAGAAAGTCGCGGAGTGTGAAGAAGTTGAAGTCATCCTCAATGAGAGGTGAGGGAACAGTGATGGAATCGTCACCATAGAGATTAGTTGATACCAGACGGACGTAATCGTTAACTGTTGCTTGAGGAAAGATGTACTTGAAAGCAGCAGCTTGGAAAACTTCGTTGGTAACTGAATTGATGTCAACGGTACCAACCATGCCGGAAGGATTTCCGAAAAATCGATGCCAAACCCATGATCCGTAGACCATGTAGGAATCGATCATTGCGTAGACGTATTTGCGACGATTAGGATCCTTATTCTGGTAAAAGTCGTCCATCAATTTGCAGTAGATTTCAGCGAACTGCCAAGTGACAAGGGTTTCGAATTTCTTGTAGTCAAGATCGACTGCACGATGCTCGGAACTTTGTCGCATTTTGAAAGCCGTAGTAACCCAGCGGTCCCAATCAGGTGAGCAGGGATCCATGCCAACGCGAGATGGAGTGCGCAAGCAATTTTCATGAATGTGGTCAACAAAGGAGCCGGTCGTTTTGACCCCAATTATTAACCATTCAATGGAAGAACGTTGAAAAGTGCGTGTTGAGACGCCTTTAAACTCAGGATGCTTTGGATCGAATTTTCGGCGAGGTGTACTTTCATCTTTGAGACAAGGCATGATGATTGCAGCCGGCCATTCAGGTGATTGCAAAATTGCTTCAGCTTTTTCAATTAGTTCAGGTTTCAAAAGATTTGTGCCAGGAATGAAGAGATCTGCACGTTTGCAATCCCATCCATAACCAACGGATTTGTCTTTTTCAATCCTTTCTCCAACTTCTTCCCAGGTGAGTTCACGTCGTGGTAGACGCGTGTCGCGCAGGAATTTGCGTTTTGCAGCTTGATAGCCGAAAGTGACAAGGTGATCAGGCATAGCAGGTCGGTTGACGCCATACTTGCTTTCCATTTCGATGCAGAGTTGAAAGTTTTTCTTCGTAATGCCAACGCGTGTAGGGCGAGCAGGATCGATATTGTAGAAAGGAGTGCGTCGGAGTTCGGATGACATGATATCACTTTTTGGTTTCGTTTCAGTACCAACAGCAGCAAAAGTTCCATTTGGTATCGGACTCTTTTTCTCAGTGTCAATAGTGTCACGAAGGAAGCCTTGTGCAATAGTGTCAGGAAGATCGAGAATTTCTGGTGAAGATTTTGTGATTTCGACAGCTTCTTTGCGATCAACATGCATCATGATGGAAAAATTTCCTCGGCATCCAGTATGAATGCCAAGAATTTGGGACCGTCCTTTGTAATGAGCTACAATAGGAGCGCCACAATCACCAGGTTTTCCAGGAATGTCGTAGGTCGCGGTGTTGAGGACTGGAATGTCACGCAAAGACTCTTGGGTGTAGCCGAGGATGTTTCGTCTTTCACCGTACTTGCCAATGAAAACTTTATCGTCACCCAAACGTCGAACTTGTGTTTCACGTGGGATATGAATGTCTCCATCAGCAAAGAAACCAGAAATATTTCGGAAACCGCGGAGTGGCTTGAGGAGTCGATAATAAACAAGATCGTTGCGTGTGCCACCATTGCCGAATTTGAGTCGCGAAAGTGACATGACGTCATGATGTTCGATGGGTTGACCGTCCTGCAAGTATTGAAGCGTGAATGGTTGATCAAACATGAATTTCCCGTCAGAATCGAGGAAGAAATGGTAGTTAGTAACAAGATAGTCACTACTAACCATGAAGCCGCTGTTATCGTTAGCTTTCACGCCATTGTCATAGCTAACTGTGACGTATGCTTGATTAAGGCGTTGGTTGAAAATACTTTCAGGAGAAGTTTCAATTGGTCCAGCTTGTGCTTCAACACGTTTGCGTCGTCGAATATTTTCAAGAAGACGTGGCTGAGTACCATACTGGGCTTCAATAGTTTCTTCTCGACTTTTCCGCAGCATAAGGTAAACGCCATAAATGGCAGCACCAAGTGTGGAAGCAGCAAGAATCGCGCCAGAGAGATATCCGAGGACTTTATGCCAAGTTTTGGCTTTTTCGTCCTTTTCGTCAAAAACTGGATACGGTTGCACAAGAATCAATTCGGGTGGGAGGACAGCATCGAGAAGCGCTTGATCGTTAATAACCAAATCCTCAGAAAGAGTATTTTCCTTCCGAATTCGGTATTGCACGTATTTGAGAAAAACGTGAGCATTGAAATTATTGCGATCAGCATTGTGTTGATGGAAAAAGTCTTCATCGATGTCGAGTGGTCGCAAGCCTTCGCCTGCATTTAGTTGTCCAAAAGGAACGTTTCCGTAATTTCGATAACAAGGGTCGAAGAGCTTGAAGGAAAGATGTCGATACCACTTTTTGTCTTCGGCGGTAGCTTGTTCTTTGAAAACACGCATTGCTTGCGCAATCGTGTAATCTTTCCCAGCAAAGAGATGAAAATCCCTATTTAGAGTGACGTAGACTGGGATATGACGACGACGGTATAATGGTTCAAGATCGCCAAAGCCATCAATGCCAACCGGAAAGGTGTAATTTGAGGCACCAACAACAGCAACGAGGTCATGAACCATGCCTTTTTGGTCAAGAGCAGCAGCGTTTGGCTGAAAAGCACCGTCGGCAGCGTTCCACCATTCATCAATGTGCATTGCTTTAGTTTCCATATTGCCAGAAACAAAATCTTTGTAGAAGAGGACTTTTTCGTTGGAAAAGTTTTCCATATACTTCCCAGCACCTCGGGTGTAGACGCCGTAGAGAGTTTTGGTGTTCGCAACGACGCTTGCAGCAGTATAAGCAGCAACTTGCGCAATCATGGTCTTTCCAATGCCAGGTGGTCCAGCAAGATAAACCATGAGTGGCTTGTGACCTGCGGCAACAGTGATATAACGAGCTTCAGCCTCACGAATGAGACTTTTGAACTCTCTGATGTCACGCGTAGCACGCAAGGCCCAACTTGAATTGAGATGGACATTTAACATCTTTTCTGCTTTTTCGAGGAGAATTTTCGCTGTTCGAATGATGTCAGGGCCTTCAGGTTTCTTCAGGCTCGGTTCAAGTTCGCGCATTTCTTTAATAACGTTCATCCATCCTGATGCTTCGTACAAAGCATATGCAACGCAAGAAGGTGCTTTTGTGAAGATCCATTCTTGTAAGAAGGTTGGAAGAAGTGTTGCAAGAAAAGTGCAAAGATGTTTAATGTTTCGCACGAGGACTGCAGAAGCATTAAGACGGGCGATGCGATCAGAGAAAGGTATTTTCAGGAATTTGACAGAAAAGTCGATGATGCGAGTGGGGAAAGATGGAATTTCGCCGCCAGTAGAAGAACTAGGGCCACCATGTGCTTCAACGTCAGAGATACCATCGTCAGTGTCAAGAAGGTGTCCTATGCCATCAGCAAAGATTTGTCGTCCAGTGTGTCGTACATATGAATCAAACTTTTTCCGTGCCCTTGTGACTTTGCGTTCAACAAGGAAGCGACGACGATCAGCCAGGGTTGGTTTTTTCGGAACTTCATAATCATCAACAACATTGCACCATTCAGTCATTTCGGTGAGAAGAGCAGTAGCGTCAAAAGTAGTAACTTCATAAGCAAAGCAAGCTATGATGCAACCAATGATACCAGCTGAAACGCCGACAATAACAGGACTTCGGCTGCCAAGAAAAGCAGTGTAGAAGATAGCAGTAACGCAAGCAAGAATAGCAATAGCGTAAGTAGCCAAGGTGATCCAGTTATCACGAGAGAAGTCAACAATTCCTTGGAACGCATCTTTGATGGAAGTTAGGATATTCACAAGGAATGAAGAAAGATCACCAATGTGCTTGACGGAATCAATGGCCGCTTTGAAGGTACTTATAGCACCTCCTTGTGCTTCAATTGTCGGGAAAAGAAGCTCGAAACGATTAACCCATTCTCTGAGCTTGGAATCATCTTCAGCAGTCATCATCTGAGGGAAAAGTCCAACAAGGCCTTTAAGGCGGTCTAAAGTTTCTTCAGACCAAGGCGTTGATGTGATTTCGTGTTGATGGAAAACAGCAGGATGACGAATGAAACCACTTGCAGTTTCAGCTTCGCAACGCGTAGGAACAAAATTGCCTTGATGGCCGCATTTATTTGCGCCACAATTGTAACAGACACCATGTCGTGGACAGACTGGAAGATCGTGTCGCGCTAATTCCTTTTGAGGAATAGGGTGTTTGGGGTTGGCATGTTCGTTACAGTAAAAAATTTGCGAAATGCAGAAATCCTTGTAGTAAGGCGTGCAAGCAGAGTGATGGAAAGCGAAAATGCCATCACGCGTGGGAACTTCAGCGCTGTCAAAAAACGTAGGAATCATGTGTTCAGGTAGACGAACATACTTGATAACCTCCTTTTCGGATGGAAGTTGGCAAGAAAGTGAAACCGTAGGAATGCACAACTTGGCCATGTGAGCGCAGAAAAATCGTTTGCAGTCAACGGGAGATGTGCATATTATGGGTTCCGATGGAATCATTTCTTGTCGGTAGAGGTTATCATCCCAACCAATAGGTTTTGTAATGGTGAGAAAGGCCGACGTGCTAGGTCCAAAGCAGACGAGGCGTCTGCCATCAATCTTGGCAGAAAGAAGCTTTGCAGCATGTACCATGCCAGCACCATGGCGAGAAAGAGGAAAACCATGGGTTGCCAAAAGGCGCGCCAAAGATATCTTCCTTTTACGCGTAAATTTGATGATGGCACGAAAAATACGCATTTCGTCAGAAATATGACCTTCGTAACTAACCACGTCGCGGGGATTTCCTTGAGCATCAATGCGTTCATCATCAGAAGTGAGATGATACATCTTATCACAAGAATCTTCCCCAAAAGTTTTCCTAACCATGGCTTCATCAGAAGGAAGAAGAACGCCCCCAGCAGCACGATCCAGGAAATCGTTGTCGCATGAATCAGAGTCGTCAAAAGGATCAAAATCCATCGTCTTGTCCGAATCTGGGGATGAAAGATTAGAAAAATCGTAGAAATTGGTAGTGGGAAGGTCCGTACTTTCAGGAACGTAGAAACTGGTGGAAGGAAGATCTTTCAAATCCAATTTGGGAGCAACAGGTGCATCGTCAAAATCAATGATGAATGGCTGTTCAGGTCGCTTCCAGACAGGAAGGAAATTCTGTATACCACAACGTGGGCCAAATTCATAATTTCTCGTGAACTTTGGTTCTTGAGCTTTTTGTTCTGGTGTTAAGGGAACAGAACGCTCAAAACGTGGTGGTTTGGGCAGACGAGTCCTTGCTGGTTGTTGGTTTGTCCGTGAGGTAGTTTTAAAAAACTTTCCATTTTTGCTGAAAACGGGCAGCGTTGGTTCAACTGTCGCCTCTACTTGTTGGCGTACTCTTTCAATTACGATGCTTGGTGATCGTAATGAAACTGGTCCAAGTTCAAAAAAAGTATCAGGTTTAACGACCTTAACTTTCGCCAAACGAGGAGGTAAAGTTCGTTGTAACGAAGCGTGTTGTCCATCGGTTCCATTTCGGTTTTCGTGTCGTAATACTCCCTGAGGCTTTGGGTTTGCCTTTGAATAGTTGTATGTAGACATTGTGGAAACTTTTCCAGAAGATCCGAATGCGGTAGTAGTATTTGAATTCGATTGCCATTGTCCATTAGGTCCGTTTACATTTCCATGTCGTAATACTCCCTGAGGCTTTGGGTTTGCCTGTAAATAGTTGTATGAAGACATTGTCAGAAAGGGTTTTCCAGAAGCAGTGGTATGAGCGTGGTCAGAATTCCATAACAAATTTCTTTGTTTTCCAATGATTTTGCCGTAATCATTAAAACGTAACACATTTTCAGATGTGTCAATCTGCCCCAGGCATAGGGTTTGCCAGGATTCTTTGTCAAATTGCATATTCAATAAAAAGAAGGGAACCTCAAGGAAAAGTTGCTTTAGCACAAAGCGATGCAGCTTCACCCTATTCCAAGAGACTAAAATTTAAAAATTCCTAATAATTGATTGCTTGACTCTCAGGTTATCACCTCACAGCTCTACTTGTAGAGACAGCAAGATGTTTGCAAGAAAAACCATCCACGACTGAAGCGTGTAGGCGACTTTGTCCCACTACAAGAGACAGAAGGGATGTTAAAAAGAGCTCCC